ATGAAAAGCAACATGAGGAAATTAGGCTCGACCATTGGAGTTGCGCTGGCTCTTTCAATGGGCCTTGCGTTCAGCAGCACGGCCAGTGCCTTCACTTTTGAACATGGATGGAGTTGCCAGAATAAGTGGTATCAAATGGGGCTTATTGAGCTGATTGCTTGCGGGGGCGGAGGCGATGGTTGATTTGTCCAGGTCCTTTTTGCGCTTGTGAAGTAACATTTTAGCCACTCCATCGCAAGCCAAATCGCCGGGCCGTTGCAGGTGACGTCCCGGCGAGTTTATAAGCGATAGGGTAAAATATCGCCAGGCCTCTTCGATTCAGTGCTCTTGTACTTGCCATGATATGGCTTATTTCATGGCAAGCATCTGTATGCACAAAACTGATAAATATTTCCGCTGAAATGCAAAGTGGTGTAATAGTCACCCCAAATAACTGGGATACCTCCGTCCGGAAAGGTACCTGCGTGATCACTCTTTACGTTCGATAATAGTGAGGCAGTGACTGATTTTGACGCCAATGATGGAATAACCAGATCACGCACACCTGTGTTAACCAAAGCTCCTACTGATTCGGGCCTGGCGATATTGCCGAGTGGGTGAACGAATCAGGTCGTCTCGGAGACTTTTTGGCGTCAGGCATGGTGGGGGAAGGCTCTCAGTTCGGTGCCTGAGAATGGCCTGGCTGACTAATGCCTAAGACTGGCGTGGACAAAATGTGGACATTTTCAGCGTTCTGAAAGCACAAAAATAAAGCCCCAGAAACGGCAAAGCCCCGCATTGCGGGGCTTTGAACATGGTGCCGGCACCAGGAATCGAACCCGGGACCTACTGATTACAAGCTAGGTGCTCAAAACATACAAATCAATGACTTACGTGATTCATTGTTACGTGCGGACACGGCGAAACCCGCATAGATAGCGGGTTCTGGTTCGCTTGTTACGTGGGTTTTGATCAGTCTGCAGACGGGGAAACGGTGGGGATGCTCAGGTCGTATACGTCCATCATCTTGGGGTCGCGGTGGCCGCTGGCTTCCTGTTTGTCCGCCCGATTACCCACTGTGTCGGTGATGCCGCGCCGTTTCAGATCGTGGAGGGCAAACCGCTGTTCTGGTGTGATGAACTCGTCCGCGAGCGCCAGGGTGATGAAGCGTTGCCAGGCCGTGTCCAAGCTGGTTTTACGAAGTGGTCCACCGTGGCTGGCTACTATGATGTTTCTGCGTGCCGGCATGATTGGAATCGCTGTTTTGCGCTTGGCCCATACCTTGGCCCGATAGGCTTTAGCGTTGTCCCAGGCTTTGCGCAGGCGAGGCGTCCAACGAACGATGTTGTCCCGGCTACCTTTGCGGCGGTTGGTCAGTATTCCGCTTTCCAGCTCGTTTTCGTCGGTGAGCGTCACAACCTCGATGCCGCGCAACCTGCAGAGGTAGGCCAGCTCCATGACGTAGCCAAGGTATTCGGGACAGCCGCCTTTCTCGTTGCGCTGCAGCAAACCTCTGGCAAGTGCCCGGTCGATAAGAGCATCCATGACCAGGTGATTCGGCAGGCGACGCTGTTTGCGCTCCACGGGCGCTTCAATGCCCAGGGCTGGGTTCACTTCCAGGAAGCCGCGATTGCGGCCCCACTGCAGTACACGGCGCAGGTAGCGCAGAGCGTGAGCGGCTTTCGATGGAGTGCCTTCATCCGCCAGTCGGTCAACAATTCGTTGCACCAGGGCAGAAGTAAATTTCCGAACAGCCAGATCCCCCAGCTGTTTACCCAGCTTTGTGGGAATGTTCAGAAGAACATCGCGGGAATAGCAGTAGTCGTCGTGGGTTTTTGAACTGAGCTTCTTGTATCGATCGCTGTCGTGGAACTGTGCACAAACGTAGCGGAGCGTTCCCCGGTCAACGTTGGAAGCTTCGTCCATGATCTGGTGCAGCTCTGCCAGTGAAACGGTCGCCGGCGCAATATTGCGCCGGCGCTGTGTGCCCGTTTCGTCACGGTGAAGGGTGTACCAAACCCCTTCATTTCGCTGGTCAAAGTAAACGGCCGCTGGGAGAGCGGCCTGGTCAATGTGAGCGGGAATGTGCGGATTATGCTTCCGCTTCCTTGCTTTCCTCATAGGATGTCGGCGTCGTATCGCTCTGCAGCGGCGGGCTTCATGCCTGCGGCTTGGTTGATAAGGTCCAGTGTTGTCCATGGTCCAGTGCGGCCACGAAACAGGCGAACGCCTTGGTCAACCAGCGACCGCTCAACATCAGACCGGCGCTGGTAGCCAGTGATTCGCTGCAGGTCGGTGAATACCAGGACGTTGTCCGATCGGGAGTTCATTGCTAACCCTCTGTGAGCTGGAGCACCCCGGGCAGTCTAGCGCTGCAGCCGGGGCATGGTTATTAGAAGTTGGAATGGAAACTACTAGGGATCTATCGAATCGGTTTAGCCAGCAGTTTGGAAACCAGCGCCGCTTCACGTGCGGTTAGGTCTCCGAGCAGTTGGGCCATGGAGGTGACAGATTCGAGACGGATACGAGCGTCGGGCGTTTTCTGTACCTGGTAATTGAAAAGCGCCGTACCGACGATGCGGATAGCCATCAGGTGCCGCGCCGCTTGCGTGCCCTCGGCCGGTGATGTGGTAGCCTTCAATTCGCTGCTGCTTTGGTGCTGTGCTTGCATGGTATTGCCCTCAGTGGTGGTCGGTGCCGGGGAGCTGTAACTCCTCGGCGCCCTTCATTTACCGGCCTTCGCCGGCAGCGGTTGATTGCACCTGCCGAACCAAGTGAAGCACCAGGTTCTCCAGTTCAATCAGGCTTTGAACTGCCAGCACCGCACGGTCTGCGGCACGGGTTGTAATGGAGTACGCGCCTGCAGGTTGGCCCGGATCGCGCTTTCGGTGGGCTTGCTCGCCTCGATCAACTTATGTGTCCGGCCGTCTTTGAGCATCCGGCGCAGGGTGGCGAGGTCGGGGATACGTTGGCGGTGGTCATGGGCGACCTCTGCGAACTGGTTGAGGTTGATAGCAATCACACCTGGGTTTTTGCTGTGATTGACCAGCGGGGCACCCGGGAGAGATTCCAGGTAGTCGTACACCTGCCAGAAGTCATTCAGCTCCTGTGGGTCGGTGGTGATTGCCGCCTGGCGATCGTTGGCCATCCCGGTGATGTATTTGCGTGTTTCGCGCACCATATGTTCAGGCACCTGCAGCACCAGCTGCAGACAATCGACCAATGCGAGCAACATGCTGTGGTTGCGGATGACCCGATCAGACGAGAGTTTTTTACCTGCCCACAGCTCGGCCCGATACTTCGGATACGTCTCAGCAAAACGCGCCAGGACCTGTGGTTCAGCCTTCATCGCCTTGACCATGAAATGGCTCACGTCGCCCACCTCTGTCTGTACCAACGAGTCAGCTGCTGCGCGGCTTGCCTCGGTGATATTGGGTTTGGCGAAGTACAGTTTTGTGATCCGGCTCAGAATCGCTTCGTGGCCCGACACCCCAGCGTTTTGCGCGATTACGATGGACGCACGAAATGGCGGTTCGTAGGTGTCGTTGCTGTTGTTTTTCACGCCACGGGTTCGAAGCAGGCCGCCGCCGTAGTAGTCCTTGAACTCGTCCCACTCGAACGATTTGGCGTTCTCTGCATCGGTGTTACGGTCTGCCTCAAGCAATACCAACGGTATGTTCGAAACCTGGCCCATTGCTCGGCTACGGCCTGAAATAGAGCCTTTCGCCGGGTCGAAACCCTCATAGAGACGGCCAAACAGCTTCCACAGAAATTTGATCAGTGTGGTTTTGCCTGAGTCCGGCTCGCCGGACATTTCCAGGAATGGAAAACTTTCATAGTCGGCACGAATCTGCTCCGCGAAAAGGGAGCCGAACCAATACGTCAGTGCTACCAGGCCCTTTTCCCCGAAGCAAAGCCAGAGATTGGGTAGCCAGTCGTCGCGGTAGCCCTTCGAGGCGCTGGCCATGTTGATCTTGATCGACTTCATCAGGCACTTGACGCGGACTTGGCCAAACTCAAAGTAGTCCTCGTCGTTGGCCTTGAAGACGTTCCCACCCTGCACTGCGATGTCGTTGAAAATGTAGGCTTTGTGCTCTTTGCTGTACCCAAGGAAGTCGATCGTTTCGACAGTTTTCAAGCGTTCAGTCTGACGAACGATGATTTGGTCCAGGTGCTTTTGGGTACCGAGCCAACTGGCGCTGGCATTCATCAGGCGCGCCTTGAATTCGCTGCTGGAGGAAATCTGTTTAGGGGTAAACGTATGTTTTTCGGGCGCGTTGTCGCTAGGTGTGTCCACCTGGAAATAGAACCAAGCGTCGCCGGTGATATCGTTTACCTGTTTGTACAGAGCCTGGAAATTACAGTTGGCGATCAGTTTCAATGCACAAACCGACTCCAGAACCTTGTCACGTGCCTGTCGGTCATTCAGTAACTGATCGTCGTGATCATCACTTTTGAGTAGGGCGCGTTGTTCATCTTCCAGCTTTGACAGGTCGAACTTCGCCCAGTACATCCGGTTCCCGAACTCAAAATGGAATTCGGAAGTAGCGTCCTCCCAGGTGTACATCAGAATGGCCTTATCGCGCGGTGAGGGTGCCAATAGCAGATCACCTTCGTGGCGTGCGATTGCAAGGTCGCGGCTACGACGCTGATCACGTGTGTCGGCTTCTTCAAACCCCCAACGCTGATGCTGATCGTTCCAGTCAACCTTGCGGCCATCGCGTTGTGGAATAAGGGCAGCGGTACAGCTGAATCCGAGTTGACGGGACATCTTGACCCAGCGCTGTAGGTAGCTGCGGGCTGTTGGCTCGTTGTCCAAGGCCCACACCAGGCGAGGAAGATTACCTTTGCGTTGCTCTACAAGCTGCTCTAAAGCGTGCGCGGGGAAACTCACGCTCGACATCGCGGAGACAGCGTTTATTCCATTGTGCAGTAACGCGATGGCGTCAAAGATCCCCTCAACAATCCATAGTTCTTCAATGGTGGCCAGGTCGACGGACGGTGGACACCACCAGTGGCCGTAGGCGCTGTACTTAGGCTTAAAGCGAGCCTTCATCTTCCCGAAGCGGGCCGGGCGATCAATCAGGCGCTCCCAATAACCTTCATTTGGTAGAGGGAACCGGATCGTGGCGCTGGATTCGCCCGTTTCGTGGTTTACGTAGTTCTCCTGGGTGAACCAGCCGGTCAACGTCCTCACGTCGAAGCCGCGGGCAAATTCCAGGTACGCACGCGCCGTTACCGTCGGATCGTTGTCCGTCGCTGGTGCGCGCTTGCTCCAGTCCTCGAACAGGTCGTCGTACAGGTCCTTTACATGCTCGATATGTCCACAGCGCTCAGGCCGGCCACAGCGGATCTGCCAAGGGTTGTCATAGCGAGCGTACAGCTCTTTCTTTTTGCATTTTGGGCAAGTGCCGCCGCGCATGTAGTTGGAGCCGGTACGGACCTTCAAGTCGAAATCGAACTGCAACCGCTCAATGACTTGGGCACGGATATCATCTTTCATCAGGGACATTATTTTGCTGCCTTTAGGCTGTGAGAAAGCGCGGCCATAAGGCGTTTTTGCGCTGCCATTACCGGCACATGGGAGAGAATCGCGCCGTGGCGCTGGCCGTCCGCAACAAAGCGGAACTGGTCGGCGTACCAATGTTCATTGAGGCTCAAGCGATACTGTTCGCGCAGGTTGGCCAGCAACGCTTCGGCCTCTGCTGGAGGCAGTTGTGTGGTGACAATTACGGCGTTTGCCATCGTTAAACCTCAATTTCGGACGCAGTTCACCCAAACCCACAGGGCGTGGGGCCGGCGATCGGTTGGGGTGGGTGTTACGAGTTCGCGGAGCGCAAACGCACGTTGTCGGGGGCGTTCAGGATGCGTTCATAAATCAGGCTGACTGGAATGGACCAGCAAACCCCTTTAATGGGATCTTTGATCACCACGACGGTGTCGCTGCTGTAATCCAGATCAAGGCGTTGGCGGAAAGCTATTTCCACTAACTCAATGTGGGCAAGGGAAGTCAGTTTGATTGCTGCCGATTCCGCCACGTCGTATCTCTTCACCAGGTGATTGATTGCGCGGTTGAGTAGTGCCGAAATGTCGCTCAGGTGTTCGGCCTGATGGCGCTCAAGGAAAGCCAGCGCGGCGCTTTGTATGCATTCCTGATAGTCGAGGCTATTGGTCTGAACGTTCATTTGGCTTTCCCCGATTTGGCGCGGTAAAGATCAATGGCGGCAAAGACTTCGGCGGTTCGTGCTGCCATATGTAGGGTGTGAGCGCTCTGGATCAATTCGGCCTCCGCGTCGGTGATAACACCGTCTTCAAGGGCCTGAGCAATGGCTTGATCGACCGTGCCCTGCTTCGCCGAGCTTTGCATTGCCCGCGTGTACATCTCCACGTTGTCCAGGTTCTCTGGATGGATCATCGGCACGAACATGCCGCCGTACATCGCCGCCACGTAGTTGGGTAAGTGCTGGGTACCGGTTACTTGCTCCAACTGGAAAATCTGCGCATCCGTTAAAGGGCGGCAATTGTTGTTCTCGTAGGCGTGGTTATCAAATTTCTTGAGCGGTAAACCGATCCGAGCGGCAGCGCATTCACGGCCGCCCTCAAAGGTGCAAATAATTGCACTGACCACTTCACGGCGTGTCTTTAGAACCTGATTTTTCATCTTCTGCTGTTCCCTCAGAGCCTTGGCCATTACTGTGCAATCACGCCGTCTTTGATTCCCAGGAGGACGGCCGCGCGATGTGCCTCCCCACGGCGACACTGGCTTTGGCCACTCAACACCGCATACACGGTGCTGGGGTTGAGTTCGTGTTCGATCGCAAAGTCTTTTGCTGACTGTCCACGTTTTTCTAATGTTTCCCGCGCCTGTATGCGGGCTTGCTCGGTGATGCGTGTGTTCGGCATAGTGCAGATCCGTGCAGTTTCATGTGGTGTGAGATGCACAATGATGCACTTAAATGCATTTGTAAATAGTAGGGATGAAAATAAGTGCATCTTTCTGAAGAGATAGGTTCTCGGCTGCAAGAAGAACGGAAGCGTTGCGGCATGACACAAAACCAACTCGCGGAAGCCTTGGGTATTTCTAAGCGCACACAGGCGAACTACGAATCCGGATCGAGTGACGCTACGGCCTCGTACTTGAGCAACGTTGCTGTTCAGTTCAGTTTTGACGTGCCGTACATTCTGACGGGGCGCCGCACAACGGCGGCGCTTGATTCGCTGTCGGAGGTTGAGGACTTCATCGTTCAGCAATACCGCAGTATCCCCGAGGACGATCAACGAGCCATTCGGCGTTTTGTTAAGGCCATGGCCGACGACGTAGTCAAAGGATCGACCTGAACGAAGTGTTTCTGCCATCACACCAACTCGCCCCCATATCAGTGCGTCAGCAATTGATTGTATGGAGTGGTAAGCATGTTGGATCGCACAAACGCCGATGTCGGTTCCGTTGAAATGGCTGCATCTGCGCGGTATGAGCTTTCGCACATTGAACGACGTTTGATTGGCTTCTATCGCCAATTGAGCCGGCGTGACCAGGAGCAATTGCGCAGGCTGACCGAAGCGCTGATGAGCAATCCGGACAAGTCCGACAACGATTGATTCCTTAGCCGCCGGCATGTGGTTGTCGGCGGTTTGCATCATGTGACTGCCTGCGACCCGAGCTTTTCGAATAGCTCTCGCTGCTGAGCCCTGGGCATGTCTCGCAGGCGATCAATCAGCAGCCTGTCGAACGTCTGCGCCGATGGGCTGAGCGTGTGGGAAAACGTGAGATTTGCAACCCAGCTATGTCCGCACTTTGCGTCGAGGCATTGGCAGTAAAGTTTTGCAAAGTCGGTAGATAGCACCTCACGCGAAGCGATCCGACCTTTGTGCCCGCACTTACAAGTCACTCTCATGTTCCCTCCCCAGGGTGCAGCTAATTGCCACTATGTTCGCATGTGGTGCAGGATATTTCTCTGTCTTTGAAATATCAGGTAGTGGTTTCGCCTTCTTTATCGATCTTTTTCCAGTCGATACGCCTGTCATGGCGAAGCGCATCATTCAGCTGGTTGAATAGCTGACAAATCGGCCTGATTTCGTTGCTGGTGTACACACGATCGATCTTCTCAATGTCACCAAACCCACCGTTGTTTTCCGGGATAATCCCGGCCAGTGCTGGGTTCATCCGCCAGGCGGCGATCACATCGTTGCGCGTGATGTTTTTCACCTTCTCCAGCTCGTCCTTGGCCTGAAAATCCCCCACGGGGATTATCTGAATCGCGTTTTCCTTGCCGTTGGGGATGTTGACGAACATCGAGCGAAAGTTGCCCACGCCCTTGCTGGCGCTGATCTGGGCGCGCAGGTTCTCTTCGTCTTCTTCGGTCAGGTCCGGGTCATTGGTGTAGAAAATGTAACCCGCGTGCGCGCCGTTGCTGTAGTAGCGCCGGCGGAACAGGGTCGCGGCTTCGTTGAGCAACAGTGCCTGCAGGCCGCCCAGGTAGTCGGGCACGCCGTAGATGTTCTGTTCCACGTCGTAGTCCAGGACGTGTTCGATTTCGTCCTGGTGGAAGTCCATGTACTTGCTGTCTGGCAGCAGCATCCTGAATCCGCCGTCGACCTTTACCCGCATGTTGATCGCTGGCAGGTGCTGCATCTCCAGCACCTCGCCGAATGCATTGGTGTCGCGGTAGAAATAGGCCTCTCCAAACACCATGTAATCCAGGCTCGCCCGCCCCATAGTCTGCGTGCTGCAGCCCTCGGACGGGATGAATTCACGCAACAGCAAGTTGCGCTTGAACTTGGGAATGGCGCCGTGGTGCGCGTTGGCGCGCAGCAACTTGGCCAGGCCCGCCCGTGATACCGGCGGTTTGTAGATTTCGCCGTCGTCGCTGAGAAACACCCCCAGATACTCGCCGATGTTGCCGGACAGCACCTGTTCCGGTTCCCCGAAGGTGAACGCCCGCATGGGCTGCTGCTGTCGCGCCTGCCGGTTGGCCTGGGGCTTTTTGTGTCGTGGCTTGGGCATTGTTTCCGCTCGTGACGTAGCGGCTACGGCGCCGCTTGTTGGTATTGAGGGGTTCATTGAACAGGGCGTGCATGATCGACCAGGCGATATCGGCATGACCGGTGGCGTCGGTGCGCGAAGCGCTGTAGGTAACCTGGCCGCTGGTGGTGGTGCCGCGTTTAATGGTCAGAAACGCCTGGGCGATGTCGGTCCAGCCGGCGTCCCACTCGATGCGACTGCCCTGGATCGTGTCCTGGGCCTTGAGTACCAGGGTATTTTTGGTTTCAAGGCTGTAATGGATAGCGGTCGCACGCGGGTAGAAGTCGCGCACCAGGTCAAACACGCCGTAACCGATACCGGTCGTGTCGATGCCGATGTGCTGCACGTTGAAACGCTCGGTAAGTTTCTTGACTTGGTCGGCCTGGTACTTGAACGACTGCCCACGCCAACTGTGTTTTTCCAAGATGCGGAATTTCGCCCCCGGTTCCAGCGGCGGTGCCACCACCACGCACGTGGCGTCGTCGCGAGTGCGGCTCGGATCGTAGCCAAGCCACACCGGACTGTTGCCGAAAGGTCGATCCAGCTCCGGGTTGTAGTCCTCCCACAATGACAGGTCGGAATAGCAGCGCTCCAGGTCTTTGAGACCGAACGCGCTCTGGCTGCTGTCGATGAACTTGCAGTAAAAAAGCTGCTGGAATTTGTCTTCGTCGTACTCCAGCTGCAGCTGCTCCAAGTCGAACAGATCGCAGCCACCGGCGATGGCGTCGTCCAGGGTGATGGTCTTGCGCCATTGGCCGTCCGGGCATAGCGCGCCCTCGGTGTAAGACGCCTCGGTGGGCCAGGTGCCGCCGGCCTTCTTGCCGCGTTTGCTGTTGCGGAATTCCTCACCGGACCAGAATGGGTACGCTTGGTGCGACACCGCGCTGGGCGTCGAGAAATAGGTTTTACGCCACTTCTTGTGGGTGCCCATGGCGCTGGCCACGGTGCTGAGTTTGTCGAAGTCACGTATCCAGAAATACTCATCGACGTAGACGTGGCCATGGTAGCCCTGGGCGGTGCTGCTGTTGGTGCTGAGAAAACGCAGCTCGGCGCCGTTGCTGAGCGTAATCGGGTTGCCCGTCAGCTCAATGTCGAACCACTGCTTGGCAAACTGGATGATGTAGCTGCGAAAAATCTCCGACTGCGAGCGGCTGGCCGACAGGAACACCTGGTTGTCGCCAGTCAGCACCGCATCCATGAAGGCTTCGCCTGCGAAGTAGTACGTCAGGCCAACCTGGCGGCTTTTCAGGATGTTGCGGATTCGGCACGTCAGTGGGTTTTGCTTGGCCGCGAACAGCTCCTGCTGATAGCGGTACATCTTGCTGATGAACTTATCCAGAAAGTCGACTTCGGTCAGCCCGCTGATGTCGTTCTTGGCTTTCTTCTCGCGTTTCTTCCCTCCGCTATCGCCACGGCCAGAACGTTCGCCACGCGCGCCCTGGTGGCGCTTCTGGGGTTCGCTGGCTGCTTCCCCGGCCGGTGCCGGCGTCGGTTTCACCGCTTGCTTTAACAGGCGCTCGCGCACCGTGGTCAGCCGGTCCAGCTCGTTGAGTTCGTCCTTGGTCAGGCTGCTGGCTTTGTCCAGGAGCAGGGTGATTCGCCGGCCGACGGCCGTCAGCGGTTCTTCATCCGACAGCATGTCCTCCCAACCGCCCTGGCGTATCCAGTAGTAGACGATGCGGATGTTGGGCAGGTTGAGCTGCGCCTGAATTTCCTTGGCCTTACAGCGGCGCAGAAACAGGCGTTTGGCGGCTTCTTTAACTTCGGTCGAGTAGTACATGGGCCGCAGTCTATGCGGCGAAAATGCAGGAAACGCGGGGATAAATTCCGTGATCCACCTATATCGCGGATATAGGAGAAACGCGCATTTGAACCGTTTGTTTGGGGCTTGGCGGCTCCCTATCGTGGCGGCTCATTCAACCGATTGAGCGCAGTTAACGTCCATGCCCCGTTCCCTCGTTTCGTACTGGAAACGTGTCGCCACCAGCGGCACCACCGCCGATGGCCGCGAGATCCTTCCCCAGGAACTGCGCGATATCGCTGAAACCTACAAACCGTCCAAATATACGGCAGTGATCTGGTGTGACCACGAACGCTGGAGCGGCTCCCACGGCACCGTCTTTGCGGTGCGCCTGGTGGAAGAGGGCGAAGACCTTGAGCCTGGGCAAATCGCCTTGGAGGCACAACTCAAGCCGAATGATCGCCTGCTGCAGCTGAATGATCAGGGCCAAAAGCTTTTCTCCAGCATCGAGATCACACCGAACTTCGCCGGCAGCGGAAAAGCCTACATGACAGGTCTTGGCGTCACCGATGAGCCCGCCAGCCTGGGTACCCAGGAACTCTATTTTTCCAAGCAGACCCACCAAAACTCCTTCTATGCCGCCTCCGTCGAGCTGGGCTCCTTTGAAGCCGAACCGCAGAGCGAGGTCGGCAAGCTGATCGGCTTGCTCACTGGCCTGTTCAAGCGCTTTGCCACGGATGCCGAGCCCGCCGAACCCACCACCCCATGCAACTGGCCGGCGCGCTCCTCGAGGAGTACGGCCCGGACGTTGAAATCACCGTAAAAAAGCCCTCGACCACGCCGAACGACTAACCGAAAGCGGCCTTGGCCAACTGGTGGCCCTGGCCGGTCGCTGGCTACCCGGTGCCGAACCCACCGCCGAGGTGATGGGGACGGCCAAGTGGCTGGAGGATGAGCACTGGCGCCGGATGGAAATCGCCATTGCCAACGGCATTGCCTACGCACTCAACGGATAAACACTGATGGCTGACAAAAGCGCCCGCCTGGCCTTCATTTTGAGCCTGACCGATAAGGTCACCGCCCCGCTGGGCAAGGTCAAAATGGGCTTTTCTGACCTGGCTGAACAAGGCCAGAAGAACATCACCCAAATGGGCCTTGGCCTGGCTGGGATGGTGGGCGCCGGCGTGGCCATCACCCAGTCGCTGGAACCCGCCCTGGAGATGAACCGCGCCCTGGGCGAAGTCCGATCGCTGAATGTGGCTGAAGACGCCCTGAATGCGCTGAACCGCAAGTCCTTGGAGTTCTCCGTGGCCTATGGGGAGAACGCCCGCGACTTCGTCGCCTCGGCGTATCACATTGAAGGCGCCATCAAGGGACTGGTGGGCAATCAACTGGCGACGTTCACCAACGCCAGCGACGTGTTGGCCAAGGCCACCAAGTCCGACGCCGACACCATGGGCACCTACGTCGGCACGATGTACAACCTGTTCAAGGGTCAAGCTGACGCAATGGGCAAAGGGCAGTGGGTTGAAACCCTGGCTGGCCAAACCGCCACGGCGGTGCAGCTGTTTCGCACCAGCGGCGAGCAGATTGGCGAGGCATTCAAGGCCGCCGGCGGCTTGGCCAGCACTGCCGGCGTGAGCCTGGCCGAACAAATGGCGGTGCTGGGCACGTTGGGCAGCACCATGGACGGAGGGGAGGCCGGCGGCCTCTACAAGTCGTTCTTTGAGAACGTCAGCGGCGCATCGGAAAAGCTCGGCATGTCCTTTGTCGACCAGCAGGGCAAGTTGCTGCCGATGATGGACATCCTGGACAAGCTCAAGGGCAAGTTCGGGGATCTGACAATCGAGGCCAATGGCAAGAAGTTACGCGATGCCTTTGGCGGTGAAGCGGCACGCTTGATCACTACCCTGATGGGCGACACCGGCCGATTGAAAAACGGCATGGAGCAACTGGGCAATGTGCGCGGCCTGGAAAACGCCGAGCGCATGGCCAAGGCCATGGTGGACCCCTGGCAACAGTTTGGCGCCGCTGTGCAGGCTCTGCGTATTGCTTTCGGCCAGTCATTGATCCCGATTCTGGCGCCGCTTATGGATCGCCTGGTGGCCATCGCCGGCACGCTGACACGCTGGACCCAGTTGTTCCCCAACATCACCCGCGTGATCGGTATCGCCACGTTGGTGGTGTTCGGGATCATTGCCGCTATGTCGTTGCTGACGCTGACGGTGGGCATATCAAAAATGGTCTGGCTGGGCCTGGTCACTGTATGGAAAGTCCTGACCATGGCCGGCCTGCGCAGCATCGCCATGTTCCTGTACCACACCGTTATGGTGATCGGATTTGTCGCCGGCCTGGTGCTGATGGTCGCATGGATGGGCCTGGTCAAAGGCGCGATGTTGCTTTGGCAGGGCGCTATCTGGTTGGTCAACACCGCGCTGTTGGCCAACCCGGTGACCTGGATCGTGATCGGCATCGTTGCTCTGGTCGCTGCCGTGGCGGCGGCGATCATCTATTGGGAGCAGTGGACCGGTGCGCTACTCAACAGTGAGGCGTTCCAATGGGTCAGCGGCCAACTGACCGCGTTGTCCGAGTGGTTCGACTCGATGGGCGGATGGTCAGCCATAGCCACTGCGGCCTGGGACGGCATCGTCAACATCTTCAAAAGCGCGATCAACGGCCTGATCGAGATGTTGAACAAGATCCCCGGCGTGAACATCGAGGCGACATTCGGCGACATGCCGTCGCCACCTGAATTACCCAGCATCACCGCTCCGCAAGCGGCCTATGCAGCCTCGTCGCCGCTGATGATGGCGACCGCTGCACCGGTGGCCACCTCGGCGATGCCGACGCTGGGCGCTCTGGCGACGGCGCGTCAACCGCCCAGCCTTGTCATGGCTGCACCACCTACCGAACAGGCCCAGCAAAGTCAGCAGCGCATCAATGGCGCTGTGTCGGGCCTTTCCCCCAAACGTCCAGACGCCGTACCCCGGGGCGGCTTGCTGGCCAGCATCCAGAACAATAACCAAACCCAAAACAAGGGTACCCATGTGGAGAACGTCAACATTCACACCGGTAAGCAAATGAACCCGCTGGAGCTGGAAGGCATGCTGGCCATGGCGGTGGGCGGATGCCCAAGGTGCCGAAGGGTGACCAGATGTGGCAGCACAGTGAAGCCTGTCAGCAGCGCGTCGACGCGGACGGCAACTGGCTGCGCCAAACGGACGGTAAGATCCGCGACAAGGCGATCGAGCGGGAAGTAGAAGCGATGGGCAACACGGAGACGTTCCAGAATCACACCAGGACGGTGGACGACCATTCAACTGAATCGGTGGGCGGGATCAAGACGATCGAGGCGCTGGGGGCGCTCAAGCTGCTCTCAGGCGGATCTGCGAGCCTGGCGGCGGTGGATGATTTGCACCAGGCTACCGGGCGGGACTTAAACCTGGTGGTGGGGCAGAAGCACAACGCCACCGTGGGCGGCAACATGAACGAAAAGGTCGAGGGTATACGACAAAGCATCGCTGCAATTAATCAGCAACTCATAGCACCTAAAACATGGCTCGGATCTGAAAAAATCAACATTTGTAGGATGTTTTGTGAACTGCTTGACGTCGTAGAGGAAATGAATAAACAAATGGCAGTTCATGTCCACGCTAATAGCCCACCCCCGAATAATTCAGGCTATTTTACAGCCTCGGGCATCGCTGTTAAAAAAATGGGTATGCTCGCGACCGATGTTACTCTTTGAAAGAGACTCCTCGCCGGAATCTCTAAGTATGTGACTCATATAATTCCTTGAAGTTCGAAATCCTAAAGTGCCAATTTTTGACGGTGTTGTAGGTTTCAATATCGGATTGAAGTAATTTTAAAGCGTTGGGGAAGAGTTTTGAGTAAGAGAGTAAAAAATGGGCCAGAGCCATGCATAAAATCTGCCTTGCGGCCCCTGCCAACATTTGTTGATCTTGTTGGCTCTGTGCGTCTCGTGTCTGTAGTGCACTTATATAGCTTGCATGTGCGTGCCCGCTCAAATGGTTGTAGATGTCACTAAAGTATTTTTGATGTATGTCCACATGTCCGCTGATTACATATGCGCCACCTTTTGGTTTCCACGAGCAGTTGTCAATTTCCTTGCGAGTCTCTCTATTTGCATTAAAATAGAACGGGCTTTGAGTAATCTGTTCTTTGAGTAGCTTTATACTTTCTGCCTCTCTGTTTAGTACTGCTTTGCTCTTGTCTGACTTTGCTGTGATTTTCCCACGGTCATTTAGTCCAGACAATATCCAAAGTTTATGTCTGAATATGCATAGATCTATATCGTCGTTTGTAAATATGTATTTGAAGGCTAATAATGTTTCAATTGAGGCTCTGGCAAGTACTGCTATAGATGAGTGATCTATGTGAACGAAAGCGTGGTCCCCAAAATCAAAAGACGTACCAGCGCTTATCTGCTGGATAGATGTAACATGCCTAAAAAATTTAACTGCTAGTACTTGAGCATCATTTTTCCAGCCTTCACCAGGTTGAATTTTAATTCCTGATTCGGACTGCACACAGTCATGAAGTAAATGTGTAAGTTTTAGCAAGTCTTGGTCATAGTTCATGTCATTGCCCTGCTTGTATGTGGTATTAATTTGGTTGGTTAAATTTATATTCCTTGTCTCCAAGGACGATGGTGGTCGCAATTCCACCGTTTAATAGTTCAATTCCTAAATCAAAAGGCGGTGTAAAACTTTCTGGTAAATAGGAGGTGTAAACATTCACATTTTGATAAAAACAGAGTCGGACCAGGTAGATTCCAAATTGATCCGGTTCGGTGAACTGATAATAGAAGACGCCTTGATTTTGCCCATGCTTAACCTTTCCTTCTAAGTCGATGGACGCTCTATGTTCTATAAATTTTTTAAATTCTTGCGGGTTTTTTTCTGTAGGATGGATAAAGCTTAGATAGGGTTTTATTTTTCCTTTGAAGCTGCCTCCGAAATGGTGTCGATGAATTCCGTATGCGATATGCCGAAAACATTCCATTAATCTGGAGTGATCTGGTGTCCCCCATAATAGATCCATAAACTGATTGTTGTTATTTATTCTTACTATTTTGCCTTTTAGAAAAATTTGTTTTAATAGTTTGTATGATGTTCGTCGTAATGATCTCTGTACTTTTCCGTGATAATGCTCATAACCAATGGAATTATTGCCCAGTATTCCAGCGATACTTACCATGAGGAATTCATCGTCGCGGGACTTTTTGCCGTTGTGCAAGTCGCATGAGGGCACGGTAATCAAATTTACCCTGTAGTTAGAGCCGGAGTCTTTGAGTTCGGGGAATAAGCACCTCGGGGGGACATGTTCAACTGATGTTGCATCAGCGTCGCACATGTAGCATCTATCTTTTGACACCTGAATATCTTCCTTTTTATTAGGTCAACTTATGTTTAACCCAGTCGGCACCACCAGGACTGAGAGTAAGCACATCCATCTATATATTCAATACCGCTTAACACAAAACCAGTCGGAGCCATACCACACAGTGAGGCGTCCAGCAGCTCAGGTAAGGGACTCGGTTCTAGCGGCATACCTTTATGCAGCGTCGCGACGTTGGAACTGCGTCCTAATTCATGGCAAACCTGTGCGTTGATCCGGACGTCTCCCTTAATGGGCGGATGGCATCGCCTTTCCTGGGCGCTTAAAGGCACCCCTTTGTACCGCATTGGTGTACCAACATTTGCATGCGGGACTCCCATCTAAACGTTGCTGTGCAGCGTCTCAACTGCATAATCCAAAGCGCTGTCGGCTAGCTCAAGCCGCTCGCATAGATCGTCACGATCGACTAACTGTGCCCTGTGTAGCTCGTGCGCCTTTAGTAAAAGGATTTTATGGTGGGCGCCTGGATGTCGGAGTAGCGCTGACTGGTCTCGCAAAAAGGTCATCCAAGTCTCGACTGTCCATGCTTTTGATCCTTCGTGAGCATTTACATGTATACCTGTTTATGCTGTATGTGCATACAGTTTAAGTTGACATTCGCACGCCGGTTTGAGATCCGACGAGTAGCAAGCTGAGAGCCGACGCAAAATTGTGCTGTGAGAAAAAAATGGATGAAAAAGCACTTATCCCCCTCCCGCCGACGGGGTTCGCGTCCTTCTTTTGTGCAAAGCCGGACGTAGTGCAAACGAACCCGCAGCCCACGCGGACCGCTGGGCTCTGCAGGCGATTAGAAATTTCACAGATTGCAAAGTTTTGAAGAGAAGTGCGAGGAGGTTTCAAATGATCGCTGTCCAACCGTCCTGCTTGTGACTAGCTGGAAGCCTTGATTTAGGGGGGCAAAGGCAGAAAAAAGCGGAATTATGCGTCTTTTTTGAATTCGAAAGCTTCTTCAAGGCACTGCATAGCGACGTGATTGCCAGGCATCCAGATATGGCTAAAAGCCCGCAGGGTGGGCGCTAGCGGTGGCCTGAGCCATATCAAGAATTTTCAAAACTCAGTGAGGGATCCTGCGGCTATTTAGCTTTCTTTTTTTCTTGTTTGTCATTGGCTTCACTAGCAGTACGTTTCCGGCGACCGGTAATGAATGCCGCGACCATGCTGCCAAAGGCGATCGTACCTAAGGCTCCTGCTGCAATTTCTTTTCCGTTCATAGCTAGGTAGATGACCGCAAGGATTACGGAAACGGCAATCAAAAAGCCAAGCAGTAGGCCGATCATGATCTCAGCCACATACCATGTGGAGAGCTTCTCATCGATCCCGATTGATCGCTCTTCCATCAACTGTCTGTGTGCTGTTTGCGATGTGGTCCATTCAACGATCTTCGCGGCCAATCCTGGCACGACATCGTCGTAGTCCCTTAATAGGCTAGGAGGTGGAAGGGGGCCTTGGAACGAAGTGGCGACAATGTTTTTCGCATTGCCTTCAGGCTTCGACTCACGTTCCACAAGGCCCTCCCTTACATCTGGATGGGGTTTAACGGCATTCGCTGGTGGCTTTTTTCGCTTCGGCCGCATGCTGACGTCCTTGATCTGCTGCTTTATAGAAGTCATCGCCGATAGCTTTGACATCAGCCTGTAGAGCCTCAAAATCGCTCCGATTGAGGTCAATACCATTGCCTTTGTAGTGGCTGTAGCCACTGGTTGGGCAAAGAACCAGGACGGAGCCAATGCCGGACAGTATGTTTTTGATCATACGATTCACGTTCGCTTCCGTTGGTTAATGGGATGGGGCAAGCATTCTACGTAGCTAATCCAATGCCCACAATGGTTTGACCCTCGAAACGATGAACTGTTCGTTCCTTTTAACGGAACCCGTTCGGGAGTCGTTTTGGAGGTTAGCCCTGATTCCTCGGTGAATCAACGTCCTCTCCATGACAATTCTTAACCATTTAGTGTTGGTTCAGAATTAGGTCCAGGTCGACGTGAGGGATAGTGCGAGCTTAAGCGGTGTCCCCTGGCGAAAGCAGTCTGGTGTGGCGCGGCTGAACGGCTGCTGAAAACTTTTTCCAGGTACACCCCCTCCAGACACGTAAGTGGCGTCAGCGGGTCGAGAAACGCCTGGAAAGCCCCGGATTCCTTGGGGGGCGTCACTTACAGTCACATCGTCAAGAAGTGTAAGTCAGGAAAGGAGCTAGAAAAAACCCTTTAAAAACAGCTGGTTGCGTTATGCCTCACTTACAGTCACGAACTGTTCTGCGCCGACACTGATCTGACAGTCTACTTACGGTTTAGAAATGGTTCTAAGCTATTGAAATATAAGGGATAGAGATAGATAAAAAATCTCACTTACACTTCTTACGCACTTTTGATGGGTGCACCGGAAAAAATTCCCGTGTGTAATGCGGGTGCTGCTCGATGTGTGCAGGCACTCTGGTGGCGCTCAGTCTTCTAGGCTGGTTAGGTGAGGTCGGGAAGGATGTCAGGGTTTGCATTGTTGCGTTTCAGATGGCCAGTAACCCACTGACACATATCTGCCATATTTATAGCGTCGTCGAAAGTAACGTCAGATTCCGTCACGTGGACTGCGGAGTTTCTAATGCGGCGCAATTTTTCCAACGTATCAAAGGTCACTCGGTCCACTACGCCGGCTTTGTACAGTTCACGAATTAGCAGCATGGGCGCTGGTTTACCGCTTATGCCCATTTTCATCGCAATGTCGCGGAGTTCGGTCTCAACGGGTATCCACGCACTCAGAACTGCAGCTCGTGGGTCCGCCTGAGCAAGAGACTTGAAGCTCAATGGCGGTTCTTCAACAGGCAGGTTCGGAGCTTCGCCTTCTGCGCCTACCTGGTCTCTCACAGCTTCCAACTGTTCACCGATGTCTATCTGAAATTCTTTGTATTTCAGTTTGCGGACTAGCAGCATCAGCTTCGCGAGTGGATCCCGCATGATGCAGGCAAGGACTATTACGGCTGTAGGCCAAGCAATTGAACCGATTATCGAAGAGAGAAACTGCAGCCAATCCATGGTCTTAGCACCTTCTAAAGAACGCTTGTTACGTCGCTTGTTACGTACGACGCAAAAAACAAAGGCCTGCAT